AGGAGCGATTATATTATTAAAGGTATGATTGTATAGGGTGGAAGGTATAGAGCGTATAGCGTGGATATAATAGGTTCATAGCTGGTTATTAGGTGTATAGGATATAGTTATATAATATTTAATATCTCGCTTTTAGTTTTAAAAGGTTATAGGATTATTACAATATTAGTTATGCTAAAGTTACAATGTATAGCCATTAGTTGTTAATATGCCTATACAAACGTTTTAATGTTATAACCATATAATTGTATGGTTAAAATAAAAAGAGACTGTATAGGCATTATATAGACTATAAAGACTATAGGTGTAAAATGGGTTATTTTGGGTTATTTATAATTATTTTGGATATAGGAATAAATATTCCCATTATAAAATCCAAAAATGGGAAATAAAATGTCATAAAAATGAAAGAACGAAAAATTTTTTTGGAATAAGTTTTGGGTAATCGGAAACCAAATAATCTCCACCGACTTTTGAAAAATCGAGACGATTTATAAATAATTTATTTATTATATATTTACAAAAATTCAGTTTCATTTTATTTCCTCTTGTAATCACAAATTTGAATTGATATTTTACATTTAATGTTTATTAATCATTTTTAATATTGATTGGATAAATAATCTAAATAATAATTTATTATTTTATATAATAACCATATTATATTACAATTTTCCGACAATCAATATTAACTATCATAATATCAACCATATGCTATCTCACACGTACCAATATCACCACTATTCAATTTATACCTTCTTTCTTATACAATTGCTCGCCTTATTTAATAACGTCTTAAATCGCATAATATCAATCATTAGGCTATGCTATTTTATCTATATATTAATCTCAATAGGCACATAGTCCTATCTTAGCAAATTATAACAATTGTTTTCATATTTCTATTGACAATTATACAACCCTATGGTAATATGTATTTAAGGGTTGAACAAACCTATTGATAATTTTACATAATCACAAAAAAGTGTTTTATATAAAATTACAGTTAATAGTATTTAAAACGCTAATAAAACACTAATATAAAAAAATGTGGAGGTGAATAATTATGAAAACGGAAGAAGCAATTAGAAAACAAATATCAAGTTTAAAATCAAAACGCAAATTAGCATACGCAGAAGGGAATTTGCAAAAGTATAGATATTATCATTCTAATGTAAGGGCGTTGGAATGGGTAATATCAAATAACTCATTGAAGAAATTAATATATAAAGACATACGAGATTTAGAAAATAAATTAGAAAGAATCGCTAATGAAAATGAAAGCTAAAATTCAAATTTGAAAATCAAAATTGAAAATTGATATTTGAAATTCAGTTTTGGTTTTCATTTTTTAAATTTGATATTTAAAAATTATAATTAAAAAGGAGAATGATAATTATGTATGACGCAACTTTTGATGAATTAACAATTGCAAAATTGCAAGAGCCTAGCACAGCTTATGATAATAATAAAATTTTAAACCAAGATGAAATAATGGAGGCAATAGTGCTACTAGAGAACACATATTTAAAATTAATGCCATTATCAAATACGCTACCTATTTATGATAATGTAAACGCATTATATTATGAATTTGTTACACATGCAATGGCAACAGGAAAATTGGCAAACAAGATGAGAAATTTTGTATTAAATGAAAAGAAGAAATTCAGAATGGAAATATAGTCAAAATAGGAGAAAGCAACAGTATCTAATAATATAGAAAAATATAGATATTAGTGGACAAGTATAGTCTAGTATCTATGGACTGTTGTTTGCTTTCAAGTCTTAGTGAGTGTATTATTGCATGTTGAACTACTACGATATTAGAGAAGTTAAAAACATACTTTTAAACCTACTTTAGAGGTTTAATAAAATCTATAGGTAAAAAAATGTATTAAAAATTGGAGGCATTATTATGCAAATATTAGGCGTGAGTGTTGAGGTTACAGGAAGTAAAATAGAAGTAGTTGTGAAAAGAGTTGATGTCTTAAAAGAAACAGAAAAAATGTACAAGTTAGTTAGTTATAGTGGTTTGGTTTTTGACTGTCTTTATAACATATCAAAAGATAAACTCAATAAGGTAACAATAAATAAAAACTTCATAACCAGTGTAAGAGCAACAATTTGGGTATTAGATAAAGGATTGAATGAGCAAGTATATATAAATAGCCTTAAACAAAAGATAGAAAAAGAGTTGGTAGACAGAAAAGAGTTATTAAAGTCAATGTGCTTAAATTTGGTAAAATAATTTATATTGATTTGCACAAATTGGGAAGATAGGTATAATATTGATTGGATTGCAAAGTAAAATATAATGTTAAAAGCTAGAATTAAACAATTAGGAGGTGTCTTAACCATGTCAGTTTTGAAAAAGTGTATTCATTGTGGAAAAGAGAATACTAAAATTTATTCTGATGGTTGCTGTCAGACTTGTCATTTGTACGTTAAGCGTGGTGGCATATTCCATCCATTGCCTAATAAGGGCGAAGTAAAATTAGACGATAGGGGTATGTATATTTGCCACATATGCGGTACAGCACATGATAAATTAGGTGAACATGTTAGGCGAAAACATAAAATATTGATTGCGAGTTATAGAAAACAGTTTGAAATAAAAAGCACACAAAGATTAACGTCAGATGAATACCATGATAAAATGAAAGAACATAATTTAAAAAATGATGCTATTGGATATTTAAAAAAATGATAAAGGGGCTGAATTAAATGGTAGGTAGCAATTTAAAAATTGGTGATATTGTTTATTGCAATACTGAATGGCATATTGGTGAGAAGTGTGAAATATTAACTAAGCAAGTGTATTATAGTGATGATAAATATTATGAAGTTCACAGCGTAGATAATTATGGCACGTTCAGCTGTAATAACAAAAATATATTTGCAAATAAAAATGAAGCAATAGGCGCTTATAACGAAAATCGAAACATCAAAAAAGAAAATTATAAATCTAACATATCCACTATTTCAGACTTAATCAAATTTGCCGTAAAGAATATGTATTGTGAAGAATATACCGATTACCCTGCAATTGAAGTTGTTAAAGATAAAGCTAAAGAGTTGCTAGGGGTTGAATTTGAAGAGGAGTGAAAATATGAGTAAAATAAAATTATCAGATAGTGAGATTAACGTATGTAAAGGATTAATATTACTAGGATATGATTGGATTGCTAGAGATAAAGGTGCAAATAAACCATGTATAGCATATGTAAAAAAGCCTGTTAAAAATGGGCATTATGGGTATTTTGAACCTGTTACGAGCAAGTATATAGATATAGAAAAATATATTAATTATGGTTTGTTTAAGTTTATCAAAGAGGATTCAATAGAGGCTTATAAAATATCAGATTTATTAATATGGGAATAAGACTGAGAAAATATAATAAAAAAATTGATAAGGAGATGTTATAATGGCAATAATAAAATGTAAAAATCAAGGTTGTATCTTTGAAGGTTCAGATGGAGAATGTAATAATGAAAAATTTCAAAGTATAAACAAAGATGTGATATATGTTTCAACAACTGAATGTATTTTTTTTGATGATGATGAAGATGAATATGATTGTAATCCTATTTATTATGGTGATTATGATACTTTATTTTAATGAATATATATAGATGGTAAAATAAAATTATTATTTCGTACAGAAGGATGTTTTAATTTAGATAAGTCAGAATTGAATGAAAAGGTGGTCGCTTTAATGAGTAAAAAATTATTAGAAAAGTTAGAAAAATATGAAAACGAAGCGTATAAAAGTGCAAGCGGTGTTGATTGGTTAGAAATAATAGGGGAAGGCTTTAAATTTTATATTAAGGAATGTGTTAATGATAATAAAATAGCGACAATCAAAGGGTTTGAAAAATATATAGATGAAATGAATGAAGTTTTTAGTAACTAATTTAAGAATTATAATGCTTAAAAGAAAAGAGGTGAATATTATGGAAGAAATAAATTACACACAAATAGACGAAAAATGTATTCCAATGGTAAAGTTTTTCAATACAGTTGAATTATTCACGAAGTTTAGTTGTCAAGGGCATGATGATAGATTTGGAAATCAGTTTTGGATAATGTTTTCTATTGAGGTAACCGATTTAGATATTTTGATTTTCATTGATAAATATTCAAATAAGTATGACCATTCACCGTTTGCGGGCAAATTTGTAAAATGGATGAGAAAGATAGACAACAAAATAGTATCAAATTGGATGTATGAGATTGCATATGGAAGTTGCATGATAAATCAACAGTTTGCTGAAAATGATTATAATAAAATGGTTAAAGGAGATTTCAAAAATGAAAAAGTATAAAATATATGATAAAGAAAAGAAAGTTGAAATAACCCATATTACTCATTGTAAATTAAAACAAGGAGAAACGTATCAAATAGGCAAAGGAATATTTGAGGTAAGAGAAGAAATTATTGAAAATATAACTGAAAAATAAAACTTGACAATTCAATTATTATATGGTAATATTTACTTACGTCAATCGAGCAACATAATTTAACATAAAACGCCAATTAAACATTTACTAAACTTTTCCTTGACTTGCTACACAATCTATGGTATTATTAATTCAAGTCAAGGGCATACTACATATTATAAAGTATAAAATACAAAGGGGATTATTATTATGAACGCATTGGAATATTTTAAAAGGAAATTAGAAATGGACGGTAAAGCAGAATTAACAATTAGAGCGTATTCAGATGACGCAAAACAATGTTTAGCTTTTATAAACAAACCATTGTTAGAAATTACCAAATTAGATATAAATGAATATCTTTATTCAATAATAGAATTAGAAATATCAACAAGATGCAGAAAAATAGCAAGTGTAAAATTGTTTTTTGAATTTACAGCTGATGTAAAATTAACAAATGATATAATTGGTAAAATTAAGTTGCCTGTTGGTAAAGTAGAAAAACAATATATCCCAACAAATGATGAAATTAAACAATTGTTGTCGGTAGCAAATAATAAAATGAAAGCAATTATATTAACATATATTTCTACTTCATGCAGATTTGAAGAGTTACAAAACCTTACATTGAATGATATTGAGCAAGAATCAACAACTATAATCGGAAAAGGTCAAGTTGCTAGAAAGGTATTTTTTAATCAAGATTGTAAACATGCTATCAATGAATATCTAAATAAAAGAGTTGATAATGAAAATAGTATATTGTTTACAAGCGGAAATGGTCAACCTTTAGATTGTAGTGTTTTAAATCGTTCAATAAAAGCGTTGGCTAAAAAAGCAAATCTTGCTAATTGGGATAAATTTAGCAACCATGCGTTCAGAAGATTTTTTGCCACTAATCTGTTTGCTAAAAAAGTAGATTCAGAAGTAATACGTAGCTTAATGGGTCACAGTCCTAAAAGTAGAGTATTGTTTGAACATTATGTTGATATTAAAGATGAAATGAAAATGGAAGCTATTAATTTAATATAAGAAACATAATCAATTTGAGGAGGTGGTTAGAAAATCAGACATCAGACAGTAATTATAAACTAGGGGGGATTTAATGCGACACTTAAAACAAGCGACAATATGCCTAGCGACTTTACTAATTTTTAGTAATTCGATGCTAACAATGGGAAATAGTTGTATTGATACTTCCAGAAAGTGGGGAATTGAAGACTTACCTAAAATTGAAAACACATATGTTCCAAGTCCAATATCATTGGAGATACTTATTAGCAACAAAGAGGAAGCAAAACAAGCCGAAATTGAAGTTTTACAAGCACAAGAATGGTATAATTCAGAGTTAGCAATACTTCAACGCATAGTCGAATCTGAAGCTACAGGGGAGGGCATGTTGGGTAAAGAATGTGTTGCTAATGTAATACTCAATAGAATAAAAGACGAAAGGTTCCCTAACACAATTAATGGTGTAGTATTCGCTAAAAACCAATTTTCTCCAATTACAGATGGTAGATATGATAAAGCTATTATATCACAAGAGACAATTGATGCCATAGAGAACGTGTATAACGGAAATAATCAAATTAAAGATGCAGTGTACTTTTTTGATATGGAATATGTTACTAATAAAAAAACCTTAAAATGGATAAAAAGTTTAAAGTTTGTGGTTAAGATTGGAAATCATAGTTTTTATAAATAAAAATAGAATAAAGCAAATTGTCCAGTTGAGATAATATACTACGGCTGTGAGTGGCGGTCGGCAAACTAAGGCGTGTAGAAATACATGGGACGTTAAAGGAAGTAATTGAGTGGTGATATAGCACAATAAGATTGCAAGAAGTCCTTAGTAGACTAAGATGGCAAACACTAATCGCCCTACACTATAAACTATAGGAAGGCAAGGGTAATGCCTAAATCCAAATATTCCATTAATAGCAGGCTGAATAACCTAATATAACTTGTGTATATTAATGATTGGAATAAGAGCCAATTGTGAGGTCTAGTGTGGAGTCACTTTTATATTAATAAAACTAAATATTATTTTAAAATAAGGAGAGGGTAATAATGGATAGAGTTGACGTAGATAAATATTCTGTGATTATAGGTGGAGATAATGGAAAGTTTATATTTAAAGCTTTAAGAAATGGAGAAAAATGGATAGATAATTTATCCAATGTAGAAGGTAGCAATCTTATATTGACAATGGCATACGAGATTCAAGCTTTAAGAGAGCAATTANCACAGATGAAACAATTAAAAGGGGAATTAAAATTATAGGATTTGCATATGGTGATAATTTTGAAGGGATTAAAACGCAAATACATTTACAAAAAAAATGTTAAATTATGCTTGACAATGTGAATAGAATATGATAATATTGGTAAGTAGTCAAAAAGAGGAGGAATATTATGTATATAAAAGGTAAAGAATTAACACAAGAAGAAATTAGGGAATTAAGAAAAGGAAGTAAATATATTATTGATGATTCTATTTATATTAGAAGTAGCATAAAAGAAACACATTTTTATGATAATAAGTTTCTAAAACATGCAATTTCTAATGGAAGGGGTAATTCCAATTTTTATGAATGTATAGAAATTCCAGATTATAAAGTTGGCAATAAAGTTGAAATGCTTGTAAACGGTTTAGGAATAAAGGGCGGAAGTCAAGGTGTTGTTACAGCTGTAAATGATTGTGCAATGGTAGTTTGTTTTGATTTTTATGAGTATAGAACATTTATATATACAAAAAATATTTATAAATATATAACATTAATTCAAAATAAAGAGGAGGATAATAAAATGAAAGAATTTACAAAATCAGATTTAAAAAGCGGTATGGTTGTTGAAATGAGAAGTGATGATAAATATTTAGTTGTTGGCGATATACTTGTACATGAAATAAGTGGCTTTACGGATTTAGAAGATTATGAGAACAATTTGTTAGTAAGAGGGATTCCCTATGAAGGCTATGATATTATGAAAGTTTATGAAATTCAAAATTATGAAATTTGTAGATTTAAAGACAAATGTGCAATATCGTACTCTAATCCAATATGGGAACGTAATGAAATTGCCGAAACTGATTGGAGCAAAACTGATTGGAGCAAAGTTGAAGTTGATACATTGATTGAGGTGGAATTTAAGCGTTTCGATGAAATAAGAATAAGACATTTTAAAAAATATGCAGAAGGAAAGATTTGGTGTTATGCGAGTGGTGCGTCAAGCGTTACATCAAATGGAACTATATTATCCTTCGACACAAACGAAGCTAAATTGTACAAAGGTGAAAAATAATGCATTGTGAAATAGTAAATTACACAGACCAATGGCAAATGATAAAAGATTCAGCGTTATTCACTATTCATAAAGAAAACGGCAAGTATCCAACATCAAAATGGAAACGTGATATATTAATTGCTGAACATTCACCTATTAGAAGTGGAAGGTTAATAATTAATATATATGATATTCCAAGTTTTGTTGTCACCCATTTAATAAGGCATCATATTGGAATAGAAAAGTTTGTTGCTACGTTTAGAAGTGATAGGTTTGATAGTGAAACTGTTCCAGATAGAAACACATTGCAAAATATGAGGATAGACGTAAATTTTCAAGCGTTGATTAGCATATCACGTAAGAGGTGTTGTAATGGGGCATCTAAGGAGACCATTGTTGTTTGGAATATGATACTATCAGAAATAGCTAAATACGAACCAGAGTTGTATTCTGTATGCGTAAGAGAGTGTATATACAGAGGTTTCTGTTCTGAAATGTATCAATGTAAACAAAAATATTCTGAATCAAATGATTATAAAATTAAACTGTCAGCATACCGTAACAAAGCAAATTAGAAAAATATTTCTTAACAAGTATTGACAAAATAATTGAAAGTAGTATACTTGATTAAAGGGAAAACATAAATTAATAGGGGGAATTAAGAGTGACAAAAGAAGAAAAAATTGTACATGCAAGTTTGGTTCATCAAGCGTTAGAAAACATTAATAAAGGTATTATGAGAGGTCGTATGAGCCTTGCTAAAGATATTATAAAAGCTATTGATATTAATGCACCAATAGGGATTATTAGAACGTTGCTACAGGGGATAGCGACTAATAACAGCACAATGGTGGATGAGGCAAACAAAGAATACGATGAAATGGTTAATGAATTAAATCAAATCGAGGAGGATAATAATGATGACGGAATTAAAGGTTAGTTTAGGGGTTGATATTTCCCCTTTCAAATTACACGAGAGATTTTTAAAAGGTAAGGCAACATACCATTGCAACACTAAGAAAAAAGCCAAAAAGTTGCTGAAAGCGTTGAAATTAACTGATATAAAATGGTCGGGTGGCAACGAAATAACGACTAAAACTTATTGGGGGGAATATAAAGAAAACACCTATTATGAAATTAGTCGTTACGATGGTGGTTTATGCTGTGACAATATTAGCGTTTTGCCAATAATAGAAATAGAAGATGATATTATAACACTCATTATTCCAACACCTACCCCACCATCATCAGAATTAAATTCAGATACGTTTAAATTATTCTTAGATGGTAAGGTTGTTGTTCAATGTGATACGGAAGAAAAAGCGGATAGACTATTATTTGCTTTAGGCTTACTAGATAATACTTGGAATTCTTGTGGCAAATTAAGTCAAAATCATTGGGAACTTTTTAAAGAAAAAACTTGTTATTCTCTAGCATTTGGGCTTGGCTTAGAATATTCTTATTATAAGTATTACGAAAAAGAGTACCCAAATATTCCAATAATTAAAATGTAATATATTTACAATTATAATAAAGTGTGACAGAGATAATTAGCCTGTGAGATTATGGCAATAGTCCAAGAGACTTTAAACTAGGAGGAAATTAACATGGCAGATTCAAAAGTAGTAACAACATTAAAGCAAACAAACAGAAATTTTGAGGTGGTAGGAACATTATTAGAAATGAATTTAGAGTTAGAAACAGATAGAACAATTACGTTAAATAATGGTACAAAAGTTAAAGGCACAGCGATACATGGTGAATTTGGCAAACCAGATATGTTGGTGGAAGTTAATGGTGAACCAATTCCTGTTAAACTTATGTGGACAAATTCTATTAATAAAGACGGTAAGCCTAATACTAAAAATTATAAAGCTATGGAAACTATTATGAATGAATATACGCCTAAAACTAAAGCTACGGCAGAAAAACCTGCAAATAGAGTTAAAATTACGGGTATGGTTGGATTGAATGAATATGGTAAAGATGATGATTGGAAATCACACTTTGAATTAACTGGTATGAATTGTACTAGAAACGTTAAAGACGATGGAAAAGATGTTGCTTATGCTAAACTTATAAGTGGCGTTATTAAGAAAGTTGTTCCAGAAACTATGAAAAAAGGTGATGATGTAGAAGAAACTGGAAGAAAGATAATTTCCTTTTATATTTTTGATAAAACAGGCAAATTACTACCATTGTCGATATATGTTCCAGAAGATTTAGTTGATGGTTTTGATGGGCAAGATTACAAAAATGGAGATACAGTTGATTTTGATGTTGATATTGCGACTAAGACTATTGGTGGTGGAAAGAAAGTAGCAAAGTCTGGTTTTGGTAAAGCTAAAGATAATATTACCAACAGTTTCACTATCCAAGAAATGGTATTAACTTATGGTTCTGATGCTTTTGAAGATGATGATGTTAATAAATATGATTTAAAATTGGTAAAAATTGCTGAAGGTGAAAGAGTTACATTGGTTGAAAATGGTATTAAAGAAGCTAAAGAAAAGAAAGCTAATGGTGGTGGATATACAACTACAACAAGTAAAAGCAAGGGGTTAGGTAAACCTAAAGATATAAAACCTTCAGTTGGGGAAGATTTAGATGATGAGGATTCACTCCCATTTTAATCCATTGATGTAAATATTTATATCCAATTATAAAGAGTAGGTCGCTCGGTTATCTACTCTTTATAATGTTAATAGAGAAACAATTAATTGTATAATTATAGTATAACCAATGATTAAAAGTTTATACATTTAGATTAAAATAAAAGTTTAAGAGGAGATATAAAATATGGCAGATGTAGATAATATATTAAAAGACTTGCTAGAATCTAATACAATAGTTGGTGGTCTTGAAGGGCAAAAAATCCTACTATATGGTGGTGGTGACACAGGTAAATCAAGTCAATCTGCAAAGTTTAATAAACCATTTTTACTAATGACTGAAAGTGGTGGAAACGCTTTAAGATGTCCTAAAAAAGCAATTAATAAATTTACAAAATTTAAAGAGTGGGTTGAGTTATTAACTAGCGATAAAAGCTATGATAAATTTTATAAGGAAATTAGAACAGTAATAATTGATACGGCAGAAAACTTAGTCGATTTATCAGAGCAAGCAACTTGTGCTGAATTTGGAGTAAGAGATTTATCTGAAATACAGGGCAAGCAAAATGGTTGGAAAATATCACGTAGGGACTTCTCAATGCAAATTAACAAATTAACTTCAAGTGGGTATACGGTTATATTTATAGCACATGAAGAGGAAGTGGAAAAAGTTGATGAAGAGACTGGTGAAATTATTGTTTATAAACAACCAAAAGGGACAAGTAATGAAAAATCATCAATGCGATTAATTCGTGATTTATGTGACTTTACAATTTATCTAAAGGCAAACGGTGTTGACACCGAGTCTCAAAAAACTATTCCATCAACGGCTATTTGCAAAGAAACTAAAAGAGTATTTGCTAGAAGTAGATATAGCTGTATGCCAACATTTGTTAAACCCTTTAATGCAAAAAATATAATTGAAGCTATGGAAAAAGCTATAATTGATTCGGCAGAAATAGAAGGTGGGGGATTATCTACATTCGTTAAGCAAGCAGATGATTATACGCTACAAGAATTAATATCGTTAATTAAACCTTATTTTTCTAGGTTATATAAGCTTTATCCTCAAAATGTAGAAGATATTGTATCTAATCAATTAAGCGATAAAAAAATATCAAGTGCTACTGAAGATGATAAAGTTGCATTAGAAGTTATATATGGAAATTTAATAAGTTTAGCTTGTGATAGAGGTATAGTAGTAGAAACAGAATAAGTAACCAAATTATCCCAAGTAAAATTAAATAGGTTTTACTTGGGAATTTTCATATAAATTATAAATTTTAAAGTAGGTGAACAATCATAGCAGGCAGATTACCAAAATGTAAAATATGTAAATGCGATATAGACAAGTTAACAGCCACAAAGGTAGCCACTAGATACATATGTCCCAATTGTATAGGCGACTATTTAAAACAGCAAGAGGAGGCTGATATTAAGCTTAAAACGGATTATATTCAATTGAAAGATTACATTCAGTTTTTATATCGTTCAAATGGAGATGAGCCTAATTGGGGATTTGTAATTAAACAAGTTGAATATTATAAAACTGAAAACGATTGGAAATACATGGGAATGTTGTTAGCTTTAAAATATTATATTGAGATTGACGAAAAGAAATTTGACACGCAATACGGATTAGGTGGAATAATTCCTAAATATTATGAAATAGCAAAGCGACATTTTATCAAAATTAAGGAATTGAAAAGGGAAGTTAAGGATTTAGTTATAGATGATACAGTTAGAGTGGTTAAAGTTAATATAGGAAATAATAGGGGAAAATATAAAGTTAAGGAGTTGGAGTGATTATGGAAAATAAGCCGATTAGGCAATGATTGATTATTACAATTCAATAATAATAAATATAGATGTGGAATCAGAAAACTTAAATGAAAAAGAATTAGTAAAATTAATTGAATTAGTAGACAATGTAAAACCAACAAATAATATAATATAAAAAAAGGGGATTAGAATAATTATGAAGTATAAAAAGAAACCATTAGTAATAGAGGCATTTCAATATGATGGAGATTTAATGGGTAGTGATGGTAATTATTATGTGCCTATTTGGGCGGTAAAGGCATTTACTGGAGGGGTATTATTTTATGGTAGCGTAGAAGATAAAGAACCATGTGACCTATTCATTAAAACTCTTGAAGGTAATATGTTAGTAAATGTTAATGATTACGTAATTAAAGGAATACAAGGTGAATTATATCCATGTAAGCCAAATATATTTGAATTAACATATGAATTAGTAGAGGACTAATCAATAGTATCTAATAATATAGACAAACATATACGATAGTGGACAAATATCTATTGTATATGGACTATTGATTGGTTTCAAGCCTAAGTGATTGCATCTATTGAAAAATATGTTGCAAATATGAACTATGTTATATAGTAAGGTAAAGACACACCTTTAAATGCAATCGTTAGTTTGAAGCTCTGTGAGTGCCAACCAAGAAACATTGCTAATGTCCTGCAATGATAACAGGGAAACACATGTCCTCTATACGACTTTGGCAAAACGAAAAATTCTTCGTAAGAAAGGATGGTTAGAGATGACCGAATATTGTTTTGTAGTAGATGTTAAAAATAAAACACTAGCACCAACAAAAAGAAATAAAGGATGGTACTTGATTAGAAAACAAAAAGCAATTTTATTAAGTAAATATCCAATGGTAATAAAATTAAAAAAAGAAATTAAAGATAAAACAAAAGACGACGAAAGTCATTTTGTTTTAGGAATTGATGACGGTTCAAAACATGTAGGCTTAGCTATAATCCAAAAATGTAAAACTAAAAATAAAGTAGTTTTTAAAGGACAAATAGAATTAAGACAAGATGTTAAACATCTAATAGAAGTTAGAAAAGGTTATAGAAAATATCATCGTTATCACAAGAGGTATAGGCAAGCTAGGTTTAATAATCGAGCGTCTTCAAAACGTAAAGGCAGAATTGCTCCAAACATAAAGCAAAAACGTCAATCTACTTTAAGAGTAATTAATCGTTTAAATAAATGGATTAATATTCAAGAATTTTGGTTAGAAGATGTGATGATAGATATTCGTGCTTTGACAGATGGATATAAGTCTTACTCTTGGCAATATCAAAAGTCAAATAGATTAGATGAAAATATTAGAAGGGCGGTAATACTACGTGACGAATGTAAATGTATGGAGTGCAATAAGAGTAATACAACTTTTGAAGTTCACCATATAAAAGCAAAACGCTACGGAGGTTCTAATATTTTAAATAATCTTATAACTCTTTGTTCTTCTTGCCATCAAAAAACAGAAGGAAAAGAAAAACAGTTTGAAGAAAGATATTTTAAATTAATTAATGGTAAAAACGTAAGACTAGATTATGCACAACATGTTATGCAGGGTAAGACTTATCTTAGAAGTGAATTGTCTCAATTAGGAATATTAAATCTAACTAATGGTGGAGATACAGCTAATAAACGTATAGATTGGAATATTGAAAAATCTCACATGAATGATGCAATCTGTATAACAGGATTAAAACCAGATATAATAAACGTTAAAGAATGGATTATTAAACCAATGAGAAGAAAATCTAAAGCAAAAACAAATAACATTTTAGGAATAAAACATAGAGATTTGGTTTCCTATACTTATAAGAATGGTGAAACACATGTTGGATATGTAACAGCATTATATCCAGAATTAAACGCTTTAAATTTTCAATCAAAAACAAAACATTGTAAAAAAGTAAATGCTAAAAAATGTAATTTACTTTGGAAATATAATAAAATATATTGGTTAGACGTTGTATGATTGAGTATGTTTGTACACGTTTGACTATATTAAAACAAGGAGAAATAATTATGGATACATTAGAATTAATAGTATCATTAACGAAATTGGTTACTAGAGAAAAAATATATAAAGAGTGGTATGAGGAAGAAAAAGAGAGATTGCAAAATATTGAAGATAAGGAAACTTGGGTATATGTAAAAGAAAGGGATAATTTTTATAAAAGCAGAATACCAACTAATGCTAATACTAATGATGCATTAAAGTTAATATCTAGGTTAAGTAGACAGTTGGTAAGATAAGGGAAGGGTAGGAGGTATAAAATTGTTAGAGGAAGAATCGCAACAGAATAAAATATCTCTATATGCCTATGAGTCCTCAATGTTCACACTAGGCTGTATTATAAATAACCCTAACATATTATTGGGTGGTAACTTCCCGATGGATAGGGACGATTTTAAGCCTTGTAGGCTACATTATGTATTGTTTGCGACAATGGAAAATTTGATTGTCAATCAAGGTGCGACTGAAATTGATGAAATTCTAATTCAGCAATATTTGGAAAAACACCCTACTGAATTAGAATTATTTAACGACAATTATGATTTCTTTGGTAATGTAAAAGGATTGGCAAAAGCGGGGAATATTAGCGTATATTGGGAAGAAGTTAGAAAGTTTAGCATATTAAGAGATTATAAAAAATTAGGATTGAATATACTGAAATTTTATGACGAAGGAAAAGATGAAAATGAACAAAGGATAAAATTGGGAAAGTTTAAATTAGACAAGATAGTTAATGAATTTGAAGGGCTATTGAATGGGATAAAAAAGAAATTCACTATTGATGACAGTATAGAGGAAATGAAAGCAGGAGAAGGTTTTAGAGAGTTAAAAGAATTATGGAAAATATCACCAAGTTATGGATATAACATGAGTTCCCCCTATGTTAATAGTATAAATAGAGGGTGGCAAAAAGGTGATTTAGTTATGTATAGTTCTGGAAGCGGTGGAGGAAAGACAACTTATGCGTCTGGGGAGTTGTGCAACGTATGTGCATCTGAATTATATGATAATAAATTAGGTAAATTCGTTAAAAATAAACAAGGAAAAAACAAAGGTTTATATATACTTACTGAAATGAATATGAAGACTCAACTTCAACCTAAATTTATAAGCTATATAGCCGATGTGGCTTATGATAAAATACTTGATGGCAAATATGAAGGTAATGAAGAGGAGCGAATTGATAAAGCAACAGATATACTTTTTAAAGATAGCGAAATTTATTTTGTAAATATGCCTAAATTTACCATTAGTAAACTAAGAGAAACAATAAGCTATTATGTTGCTACTTATAACGTAGGGTTTATAATTTTTGATTATTTAGCTGACAATAATATTGTAGGTGCTGAAATATCTAAAGCGTCTGGCGTTAATACAAGGCAAGATATGGTGTTGCTTACTTTAGCTGAATATCTTAAACGTTGGGCAGAAGAGTTTAATGTAGGTATGCTTACCATGTCACAATTAAACGGCAATGAAAAGGTTAATGAGATTGTCGATGAAAAATGTTTATTCGGTTCTACAGCAGTAAAAAACAAACTAGATTTTGGTGGTATAGCTATTGAGCCTCGTAAAAAAGAATTGCTTGAAGTAGAATCTTTAATTAGGAAGAAAGGTTTCGGAACAGACTTAGAAAATATACCAAATTTAGTCATGCATAATTATAAAGCTAGATTTAGTAAATATGGGCAAAACCTAAAAATATGGCGTAGGTTTGATTATGGAACTGGTAGAATTTATGACCTTTTTGTTACAGATAAATATAACAGTTTTGTAGATGTTGAAAGAACTATGATAGAAATAGAAGAGAATGAATAACAACAGAAAGGAAGAAATTAAGGTGAGTATATTAAAATTGAAAGAGTAATAGTGGAAAGAAAAGAATAATAAATAAATGGGGGAAATTAAATTGAGATATTTAGGAAGCAAGAACAAATTATCAAAAGAGTTAGCACCAATTATTCAATTATATATTACAAACGAAACTAATGGGTATCTTGAACCATTTGTAGGCGGTGCTAATATGATAGATAAAATAGTTTGTTGTAAAAGAATAGGTTGTGATATTCATAAAGAGTTAATAGCACTTTTAAAACATTCGCAATATAATTCAGATGAATTTCCAAATTTAATCTTAGAGGAAGAATATATAAAAGTTAGAAAAAATAAAGAAGATTACCCAAATTGGTATGTAGGATTAGTTGGTTTTTGTTCAAGTTTTGGTGCTAAATATTTCGGTGGTTATGCAAGAGATTCAAAAAATGATAATAGTGGGAAATGGTCACAAGGGGCAATTAAAAATTTAAAAAATCAAATACCGCAAATAATTGATGTATCTTTTCTAAATATGAAATTTCAAGATATTCCATTAGACAAAATCCATAACTATGTAATCTACTGTGATATTCCATATAAAGGAACTACTAAATATTCAGACCAAAATTTTCCATATGATGAATTTTATGATTGGTGCAGAAAACTATCTGTAGATAATATTGTTTTAATTAGTGAATATGATATGCCTAGTGATTTTGAATGTATATGGCAAAAAGAAACTAAAGTTTTACTAGATAGTGGAAAAGATAAAGGTGATAAAAACAACGTAAGAGTAGAGAAATTATTTATATTTAAACGTTAATTAATAAATAAATTAAGGGGATGATTCCCGTTGTTCCATAAAGTAAATACAAAAAAAAT